CACCGAAAGATACACGACTTTGCCTCTCGTTATGGATCGGCATCGAGGGATGCTGTTCCCTCATTAGGTTTTCATCCACGGCTTTCATCTGGTTGCGGGTCTGGTCCCGATAATATTCAGTTCTTTCCTCTACCGTTTCTTCTGGTATTCGTGCTAACATTAAACCGCCAACACCAATTACCCCTGCATTCTTTCCTTCATCAATTGTCGGATACATGTCTCCAGAATCTGGATACTCATCCGCTCTAACTGGTTCCCAACCTTCCCGAAGTCTTGAGTGCATATTCGTTTTATCATCCTCACCTCTTAAATGAGTTCTAATCCAACGATGTTTGTACCCAGCGGGGGCATCTGGCATTGCCAGTTTTGATGGAGGTGCCCATGGTTTTCTTTTTCCTTGGGTCTTTGCACGAGACTTGCTTTCTCGTGTAGTTCTGTCTATAGCCATTTTTTACTCCTTAACATACTTAGCGTATTCTTCAAGCGGAACATTCAACCGTTTCGCAATTGCTATTTGCGAAGGAGTCAATTTGACTGTTCTGCGTCCCTTTGGTGATACCGACTTTGAGGCAGTGGCTCCAGCAGAGGCGACTCTGGGGCCAGAAGATTTTTTTATCTCTCCAAACTTATGTGGAAATTCAGTTTTAATCCTCGTATCTAGTTCAGTATAATACTCTTCTGTGTTTGGATCAAGACCCTCTTCTTCAATTAATGACTTGTGTATACCAAAAGCGGCATATGTCATTGTTTGATCTTTTCCAAACCATTCGTTTTTATCTGCCCACTCTTCTGCCCTAGGATCTGGTTTAGGAGGCGGAGGAGTTGCAGCAGGTTGTTGAGGTGGAGAAGAACCATTAACTTCGGCAACTTTTGCTTGTTCTTCTCTTTGTTGTTTGAGTTGATTTAATCTAGCTTCTTCCAATGCAATTTTAGAAATTGTCTGTTGAGCCTCATACATTGCATCAGCATCACCCGCTTCATAAGCTTTTCTATATGCTTCTTTTGCAGCTAATGCTTGAGATTGCACTCTTGTATCAAACTCACCAACATACGTTGTATCTAGTTTTTCTAATTTTGCTTTGAGTTCGTCATTTTGTTTTTTAACGGATTCTGCAAACTCTAGTGCTGCTGCTCTTTGTTTTTCTTCATCTCTGAATTTTTTAGTGAGCTTTGCAATTCGTTTTTTTACTGTATCCGAATAATCAGAAAGATCGTCTTCTTCTTTCTTAACTTCAACAGCAGGTCTATTCTCATTAGATTCTGGTTGACCTTCTTCTACTTCTACTTTTTCTTCTACTTTTTCTTCTGCATCGTCTATTTCAATTAGTTGACCTTCCTCTTCTAGAGGTTCGGTCTTCTCGATGTTTTCTTGCATACTTATACTCCGTATGTTTTGATGTCATCGGGATTAACAATAGTTGCAATGACTTCATCGTCATTGATTATCCTAACTTCTCCTCCTTCTATGTTGAATCGTGACCCAGCATAACGACCAATACAAACCCAGTCGCCTTCCTTACACCAAGGTCCCTCTTCTCCAAACTTATCAAGATCTTTATACGCAAGTGCCCCTAACTTAACAACAAAAGCAACAACTGTTGCTCTTGCCTCTTTTTCTCTAATAGAATCTGGTACATGAATACCACCTTCTGTCTTCTCTTTACCCATATAAGGCATGACTAGTATTCGCCATCCAGTGGGTTGAGGTACTCGTTCTGTTAAGGATTTGTTTTTTGCTTCTTTTTCAGCTTTTTCTTTAGCTTGTCTTTGTTTTAATACATATTCAGGTATTATCAAAGTCATTGTCTGTTTTCTCCAGCAGGGTTCTTAGCTGTTCTAATGCGTAGGTTAGACCCTGGATTTCACCTACCATTGCTTTATAGTGACCAATATCAGAAGCATTTCCACTCGTCAAGGAAATACTAATATCTTCTACACGGGTGTCTAATACTTTTTTGTATCTATGTAAAAAATCTGTTACTTGCATTATATTTTTTGACCATCAAAAGTCTCATATCCACCCATGGCTCTCTCTGCTTCTTGACCTTGAATCAAATCTAAAATACCTCTGGTTCCTTTAGTTACTGGTCTTGCACCACCAAATGTTATTTGTTCTATTCCTCTACCCAGTTGCCCCAACATACTTTGTGGACCTTGATATTCTGCACTGTTAGGATCTAAAGCAGGATCATAATTAATTCCTTGTTCTGCCATAAAATTAGGAGCTATGGCTTGTTCTTTTGTTCCTAAAAAAGATGTCATTGGACCTAAAGGACTAAAACCAAAAAGGCTTCTTGCCATTGTTTCTCCAAAAGTTTGAGGTCTGTCTACCTCAATAACTCTTCCTAATCTTGTTAATTGTCCTTCAAGACCAGGCCTTATGGCTCCTTCATCATTTAAAGGATTCATATATCTATCACGATTAATTGCTCTTCTCTGAGCTATGTTAGCTAATCCAACATCCCCTCCACCAAACTGATCAACATAGCTAACATTTTCTACACCAAACAATTGTGAAAAGAAAGAATTAGGAAATGGATTAGTTGCAGTGCCTCCACTTTGTGTATAAATTTCTTCTTTTACTTGTGCGGGTGTTAAGGCATTGTCATTGTCAGAACCTCCAGGCATACTAGGAGAAACGGAACCATAACCTACACCACTTCCTCCTTCAAAAGAGGGATCATCTCCTGCATAACTAGTATCGTCTGTATCAAAGCCATTAGCCATTAATAAACACCACTAAATTTTGTTCCTTGGACTGCTAATCCACCACCACGCATTTTAACAATCGCACCTTTTTTAGCCTTCATTGTTTTTGGTTTTGGTACTACGCCTCTACCTATAAGAACATCTTTCATAGTTGTTTTACCATCACCACTTAAATCTGGAAAACCACCACCTAATTTTTTACTTAAAACTATTTTTCTTATTTTATCTAAAGCATCCTTTTGACTTATCTTTCCAGCTGCCGCCGCGTTCTGAACATTTTTAAATTGATTAACTTTTGCTTTGCCAGGGTTTTTAGTATCTAATTTGGTTATTTTACCTTTGTTTGCTTTAATTACTTTTGTTTTATTCATTGTGCTCTCCAATACAGAAGATCCTCCATCCTTGAGTGCTCTTCCTTTTTTAACTAAATTGTTAGCTTGATTATATGACATACCCATATCTTTTGCAAACTGCTTAACCCTTGCCATTTTCTTTGCCTTTCTTTAAAGTACTTTTCAATATTTTAACTTGTTTAGCATGTGACTTAGATGCCTTGGTTAAACCTTTAATAACTTTTTTAATTTTATTTTTTTTAGTCATTGTATGTATCCTTAAATGTCTAAATAGATCTTGCATTAAATTTTTTACAGTTATACTTTCTAGCAGAATACGTTGGTGTATTATTTTTTATTTGTTCTTTAATTTCTTGTGCTCTAATTATACAATCAATTTCTCTTTTGTGAGGACCATTTAAATCTTCTAAAATAACACATTGAACTGGGTTAATTACTAAACACGCTAATACAAATAGTTCATACATTATTTCTTCTTAAACATCTTGGCGGCTTGTCCCACTCCCTTGATTCCAAAACTCGCACTAATTGCAATATATAAAAGGTACTGATACCACTCTGGCAAAGTTGCCAATATATCAAATCCTTCCTTAACATATTCTTTCATCCCAGGTATGAAGACCAAAACTGCGGGAGCCAGTAGCACAACTAAGGCAAACTCGTCCTTCCAACTTTCATTTGTAGCGTCTGCCATTTTGCCTTCCCAAGCAACTTCGCCAGTAGCTACCTTCTCTGCAACAGAAGCACGAGCTCTAGCCTCTGCAACTTTTGCTTGTCCTTCTGCTTTTGTCTTCTCAACTTTGTTTTCGAACCAAGTACCAGCTAAAGTAGCTATAGGTCCTATTAAAGCTTGAAGCATATTTATCTCCTACATACACAAATCTTCATATCTGAATCCACCATTAGATTTTACAGTATGAAGTCTGTGCTTAGATAATTCTCTTTTAGAGGTAATACCCACTCTCTTATTGTAACTCAATAAATTTAATATCCACTTTATCATTTTTGAAACCTTTTATCTATCCAACATTTACCATAATATAAGATAAAAAGCCAAAATGTAAATAATATTCCTTCAAAGTATGTCAGATCATTCCATGCATCTAGTATCATGTTTTCCATTTATTTACCTTTCGTTGCATTGTTTAACGAATTAATTACATCATCAATGTTGGGTTCTTTACCCCAAGGATTATAAATACATTTATATTGCTTTGGGCACCAACTCTCAATCATCATCTCATATGTTTGATTATTTCCTAGATAAATACAAGCCATTTGACCACTTCTTGATTTAATTCTTTTTTTTAAACGGCAAGTTGTATACTTCTTTTTCTCAATCTTGCCTTGATTCTCTAATTGTTGTTTAGTATATGGCTTTGGCACATATTTATAGTCATCAGCATATGATTTATTGGTAAACATACTAGCTAATAAAAGTAAAAAGCCACCTATAATGAGTATTAAAAATAACCAAGCTAATCCTTCGCCTAATTGTCTTCTCATCTGTTGTTGTTTGTATATTGTCTGCTGACGTTCTTTTCTTATTCGACCTTCCATCTGTAAAAGCTCATCATAAGCTCCAGGTCCGTGAGTAAGATTCAAAAATGTCTTGAGTTCGTACCTTTGTTCCTCAAGTTTCTTCTTGGCTGCATAGGCAGCCATAGCGGCTTCCTCGACAGAACCAGCTTTAAACAATTTACCAAACAATGGAGGATTTTTCGCTTGTTTTTCTGCGTTATCAACATCTGATACTGCTCCCATCCAACGTCCAATGTCACCCGACATCTGTTCAATGTCTCTTCCCATTGCGAAACCAGCCTTTATTGCAGAGAAAGCTTTACTCGCCACCCCCACAGCGACTGATATCGTAACTGGATCCATTTTTACTTACCTTTTAGTGAGGCTTGTGTGTTTATTCTATAAATATTTACATCATTTCGATCATCTGCAATACTTTCTTGTAGCTGTGATCTTTGTTGTGCCAAATCAAACGATTGTTTTAGCTTTGCTTGATCAATTTGAAAGTTCATCTGATCATTTGCCACTTTTCTCTGTATTTCAGCAGTGTCATTCTCTAATTCTTGTTGTCTAATCTGTACAAGAGGATCAACTTGCTGTTGTGGTTGTAGAGATGGCATAACTTCACTCAATATTTCACCAATTTGCTGTGCTATCGCAGCTTCTAGGGCGGCAGGGTCAATTTGAGGAACCATTTCACCTCTCGCTTGAGCCTCTTGCATAGAAATTTGAAAGAATTTAGTTACTTGGTCTCTTGCCATCAGTCCAACATGCTCTTGAACATGTGCTTGTAATGAAGCATACCCTTGTGGATTGACTTGTGATGCTGGTGTAGCCAAAAATGCTACATGAGCACGGACATGTGCCTCATGATCTTGTTGTGGAAACACTTGAAGAGGTGCAGCTTTAATAGAATTACCATTTTCTGTGGCTGGATCTACAGGCGCAGGCGGTTGTGGAGGAGGTAAAATACTATCAATGTTCTTTATATCGAGTGCATCGTACATTCTTCTAAATGCTTCGTACTGATTATGTATCTGTGGTGCTTGTTGTGCCATTTGCAACTGTGTTTGTGCCAGTGACAAGCGTTGTGCCATAGAAAAAATGCTCGGATCACTTACTGGAAGTATGTCAATGCGTCCATCGAAGTCTTGTTGCATTATTTCTGGTGCAATATTACCTACAGAATAAGGATATGGTACTGGATTCTCTGCAAAAATCTCTGCCAACATACGAAATTCTTGTTTTTGTCCGTAATGTAGTCGCTTGTGTATACTAGAAATAATTTTTGAGCCTTGCTCAATCAAAGCAACAGTTGTTCCTACGGGTGCTTGTGAGTTTACATCACTAATTTTAGCATCAGCAACTTGTGCAAAACGTCTACCAGAATCAACAACAACACTTAAAAGTTGTGCTAGTGTACCAGATGGTTCTTTATATGGCAGTGGGATGATGGAGTTTTTAAGATCTCCACCTGGGACATCGATATCTCTGAATTCCCCAGGATTAAGAGGCTCGTCATCATTACGAATACGAACACCCCTCGCTTTAAAACCTGCTGGAAGATTTGATAAAGTACCTGCATCAATTAATTGTCTTAAAATAGAAGTCGCAGCACGAGAAAGACCTCCGATTGTGTGCAGTAACCCGAAACCATAAAAGCCAAATCCTGGTAAAAATTTAAAGTGTACAAAATATTGTCTCTTACGTCTTAACGGATCTTCTTCCCTATAGTTCCTAACCACCGATAAAACTTGACTGGAGTTTTCATCAATCGTGACAATATATGGTAACATGATTCCATTCGGATCTTCAAAACCTTCCAAATCGAGATCCACATGGACTTCCAAAAGTGTGTATACATCATCAGAATAGTTCGGATGGAGTCCTTGAAGCTCATCAGTAGTTCCTTGGATACTACTTTCATCTTCTCCAGAATCCGTTGTAGATAACTCAACATCTCTATACACTCCTGCTACTTGTAGTTTACGAATATCATTATACGTCATTTTAACTACATGCGTAACCCTCTCTGCCGTCATTAAGTCTGACGCAGAATATGGAACAACTAAATCTTCGGCAGGTACAAATTTTGATACCGCTCTTTGTTTTGTTGTATCAAAATAAACTTTTTTAAATGTAGACCCAGTTAACGGCAAATAAAATAACATTTGATCCGTATCAGCGTCATACTCTTCCATGACTTCCATTATCTGGTAGTTCATAAAATCTTTTACTCTTTGTGCTTGATCCTCTGTTTCTTTTGTAGGAACACCAAGAATATTTGTTTTTACAGGTCCACCACTTGGCAACATCTCTTTATAAGCCTGGGACTGAAACTGTGTTGTTGCCTCACTCAATAATGGATGAGTTACCCCACTTGCACCAAGAAAAGGATCACTTCTATCTTCGTAATTAATTCCTAATAAATTAAGTCCCTTGGCAATGGCTTCTTCCCAATCAGATCTTGACTCCATGTCTTCTCGAACTTTGTTTTGTAAGTCTGAAGATAAAGATCCTAGTACACCCTCATCTAAAACTTCTGCCAAGTTCGCATCATGATTGTAAGGTTCTGCAACAACTTCTACCGCTTCGTCTGTAGCAAGTTCGATTCCTTCTGGTAAATCGTCAATGGTCGATGGTAACTCGATTTCAAGACTGTCTTCCTCTGGCATCATGCTGCCACCCGCGCCCATTGATCCCTCGACCATTCCTGCTATCTGTCGTTCTGCCATTATGTAATCCTCGTTACTCTTTTTTTGCCTGGAGCTAGTATATCAGAAAATCTGTTTTTGACTAACCTCCCTTTTTTATGTGGCTTTTTATTTAACTTTTTTCTGATTTTTAAAAGTCTAGTAGTCATTAGTAAGTACCTTTGAACGTCCCACCACGAGCTTTCATTACCCCGCCCATGTTCATTTTTTTAATGGTACCCCCAGCTTTCTTTTTAGTTACGATGCCAAGTGCCTCTGGATCAAATTTCACACCTTTTACTTTATCGCCAGATGCTTTTTTAAACATTTCAAAACTTTTTCTGTTCTTTTTATATGCTTTTCTTCTGTCTATTTCTTTTGATGACATTTTCTACTCCTAATAATATTCTCTTGCTCTACGAGGAAACCAATCTTCTGGCTCTTCCTCACCCTTTAGTGATACAAAACCACCTTGCCTAAAACGCATAATAGCCATTGTCATACTATCACAATAGTCATCATGATCGCCATTCGGAAATGAAGCAACCTCTTCTATAACTTCATCTGCAAACTTTGAGTTAGGATACCACACTTTTCCAGATTCGAAAATAGGAGATACCATATGCATCCTCGTAACCTTATCTAAGTTACCCCCTTTGCGTCTGCCAGGACTAAATGTAACTACGGGTAAATTTATTAATCGCATCTCATCCGCTAATGATTGACCAGATGCTTTTGCCTCAATCAACATCAAATCTGGTTCCCAATACTCATTCTGCTCTATCGCTATCTCTTTCAATTCTGGAAAATTCCAACGCCCCTTTGTCGCATCAAGCAATATAATATGCTGTTCACCATTCTCCTTCGGCTCGAAAATACCCCATGTCGTTACAGCACTATAGTCAGCACTCTCTTTTTTACTGTAAGCCGTATCGTAACTCTGAATAATATAGTCCAATCTCGGTGTGTCTTCCCGTTCCCATAACTGCCACCAATCACGCTTGACCATTGCCACTGCTTCAGATGTAGGATTCTGCTGCCACTGAGCATTCCACTTGCCAATGGACAGTGAAGCCTTGACCTTTAACAATTCATCAACATTCCAAAATTCGGGCCATAACGCTTTTTCAGTAGGAAGTATCGCTGGAAACTCGACCACTTCCCATTGATCTGCCATAGTGTCTTTTGCTTGATCTGTAATTAATCTGCCCGTGAGGTCTTTCTTAGACCATCTTGTCTGCACAATTATGATGGTACCCCCCGGTTGTAATCTCTGTCTCGGTCCAGAAGTGTACCACTCATATGTATTGTCATACGCTGTCGAAGACAACGCATCTTGTTCAGAGTGTGGATCATCAATAATTAATAAATCAGCACCACGACCTGTCATTGCTGCACCCACCCCTGCGGCAAAATATTCCCCGCCACGGCTCGTTTCCCATCTTCCAGCCGCTTGGCTATCCTGTTTCAGGTCCGTATCTGGAAACACATCGCTATAGATAGGATCAGCTATGAGATCACGAACCTTCCTTCCAAACCTTACCGCAAGTTCAGTGTTCATGGTAGCTTGTATTATTTTTAATTTAGGGTTCCTTCCTAAAAACCAAGAAGGCATAAGATAAGAGGCTAATTCAGACTTGGAATGTCTGGGGGGCATATTGATAATTAATCTTTTCAATTTACCATCGGCAATCGCCTCAAGCTTCTCAGCTATTATTCTGTGATGCCGTCCTTCGATAAACCCCTCGTATACATGTTTGGCATACGCCATAAACTTGTCCCTTGCCAACTCACGAGTTTCAAGTTTTTTCTTTTGTTCTTCGAGTTGAAGAACTTGTTGTAACACTTCTTTTGGCAGCGAGTCTAGATTCATGCCCAAACGATAATATATTTGAATGAATTTATCAAGCTAACATGACATGACATGCCACATACTACACACCCCCGTTATATGGGTGGGAGGGGGTTATTGGATTGCAAAGTTAACATGTTAATTAAATCAGTAACCCCAACATAGTTAACATGTTAAGTAATAACTCTAAGTAATTAGTTAACATGTTAATAAGAAAGTTAAAATAAATGCAATTAATTGTAATTAATTGTTTTACTTATTTAAAAAACCGTGATACTGTTTTTTTATAACTTAACAAAACGAGGGTAATAAAATGAAAGATCAAATTACAAGAGAAAGTTTAGCTAAAGGAACTTTGGTAAGAGTTTATAGAAACTTAACTACAGATACTTTTAGTGTCCAAGTAAAAGTAAGAAGAGGTAATGGTAAACTTGGATGGATAGTTATTGGATATTGTGACCATATGAGACTAGACAATGCCCACTTTATTGTTGGAGAAAAAACTAGACAAAAAGTAATAGCAGAAAACAAAAAGTATGTTCATGCTTATGTGTCTGGTGAATGGTGTGACACTTGGACATTATCTGGTGATCTAGAAACAGTTACATATAATCCTAGAAAGTCTAGATACTTTAGAACTACTACCTACTATGGCAATAGATCTATTGATCCAAAATGGAAAGGAACTGTTTATCTCCACAGAGATTCACAAAAAGGTTTAACTGTAACAAGGAAAGTGGCTTAGTGCCACTTCCTAGAAAGGATAATAAGATGACTAAATTAACTCAATCTGAAAAACTTATTAATCATTACAAAAAACAAGCAGAGATTAGAGATAAGCATTTAGAGAAAACAAATAATAATGTTAGTGATAAAATAGATATCACTCCTAATTGGATTACATGTGGGGAAATAATTATAATGGCATTGCAAAACCCTAATTTAGATCACAAGGGTTTTGAAAATGTTTTTGCTAATATTAGAGATATGGCAAAAAAAATGGATCATGCTAATAAAATAATTAAACAACTAAAATCAGAAAAAGGATAATAAGATGAATTGGTTTACATATAGCAGTATCGATAACAATCTTAAAACTTATAATACAAGAGAAGTGAATTGTTTAGAATGTAAAGAAACATTAGTAACAAGAGACTATGAAGAAACATTTAAAGAATGTTATTACTGTGGATCTAATAAACTAGGAAATGAAAGAATAGTAATTAATCCAAACATATAAAGTTTTATCCTCGAAGAATGGGAGCATATGCTCCCATTTTTTTTGTGTTTGTTTTTTGTGTTTGTTAAAACGGTCATTAACACGCAAGACGCAAGACAATGAACATGTTCAATATATCCTCCAAGATGCAAGAACCATATTTAGTTAACATTGTTAACCAACTACGGTCGCTCCCTACGGTCGCAATAACGGTCATGACCTTCGGTCATGGCTCATGTACGGTCTTGCCTCGATCGTTAACATGTTAATAGTTAACATGTTAAAGGCCTGGATAGTTAACATGTTAATTGATAGTTGTTATTTATTGCAATTAATTGTTTACTTATTCTTATTTATAGGTTATTGTTTATTTATAAACAAAAACGATATGAAAGGATAAAAAAATGACATATCAAAAAATAAATATCGAAAATGATTTAATACAAAGTGAGTTTAATTGTTATTCAATTGAGGATAGAAAAAAAGCAATTATTGCTATTCTTAAAATGTATGAATTATCAAAAGACAATAAAAAAGTTTATGAAGGTTTAAAGGATATGGAAAAAACAATTAAAGCTTTAATTGAGATAAACAAAGAAAAGGGTTTAAAATCTGGTAAAGCTAAAATTGTTAAAAGTAAAAAATATCTAGTATTAAAAAAAGGTATACTAGACAGACTGAAAATTCATAATAGAGGATATTTCAAATATACTACTAGAGATTTATTCAAATACTTATAAAACTAATAACCCATTGCAATTTATTGCAATGGGTTTATAATTAACTTATTGGAGGATTAAAAAATGATACAATTAAATAAAGAAGAAAAAAGTTATTATAAAAAAATGTTATCTAGTACGTCTAAACTTGGCGTTAAATCAATTTCATTAAATGCAAATCTTTGTAAAACTGGATCTAAACTAGCAAAAAAACCTGGAACAGTTTGCAATGGATGTTATGCATTAAAAGGATGTTACGTTTTTCCAGTAGTTAAGGATGCAATGGCTAGACGTTTAGAGTTTTTTAACAGTAAAGATTTTATTCCAATTATGGTTTGGTTATTACAATCACAAACTAAAAAGTTTTTTAGATGGTTTGATTCTGGAGATATTCAAACTGTTTTTATGGGTTTAAATATTTTAGAGATTTGTAAACAAACTCCAGATATTAAACATTGGATACCGTCAAAAGAATATAAAATGTGGAGACAAGTTTTAAAAATTGAGTCTTTACCAAAAAATGTTTGTTTAAGAATCTCTTCGCCAAACATTGACCAAAAACCATTAGATGGATTTAACAATACATCTACAGTACATGAAAATAAAAAAGCTTTTGGTTTAGAATGTATTGCATATAAACAAGAAGGTAAATGTTTAGAATGTAAAGCTTGTTATAATCCAAAAGTAAAAAATGTTTCATATCCTTTACATTGATAATTTAACATGTTAAACAAATAGTGAGCTAATCGGGATAGCTCACTTATCAAGCTCTAGAGACTAGGAAATCCTCCCCTCCTAGTCTCTTTTTTTTGTGATCGTTTTCGATCACAAACGGTCACAAGACGCAAGACGCAAGACCATGGTCAAGCATCTTTTATCGATGGTCAATTGACCATCGGTCATCAACACGCAAGACGCAAGAAAATAGTTAACATGTTAAAGGCCTGGATTTCCAGGATTTAGTTAACATGTTAACGGCTGCCAAAGATGGATTTTATTATTTCTTTTATGTCTTTTGTCTGTAAAATAGCCTTTGTCAAAAGACCATTGTCAGATAATTCAATGGCTTGAGACCCTTCAAATAAAAATAGGTCAGAGGTCAAGAGGTGCTTGACCAAGAAAAAAGATAACCCTTTTGAATTAAAAAGCGACATATTCCAAGCAATTTGTGATCTTTGTAATAAAATGTGGTTGTTTTTAGTTGTTTTTAATTCAACAAATACAGAAATACCATTGTGACATAAAAAAGTGTCACACATTCCATTTGATACCCTATTTTCAATTCTTTGATAATGAGTTTTTGGAGGAAGATTTTTCTTCAATAGCAACCAAAGATTTTTCTCCATCGTCTTTTACTTTCTTAAATTGACCCTCTACAAAAGCATGAGGATAATCTGATCTGATTTGTTGAAGTCTAGCAATAATTTCTTCTCGACTTAATTTATCAAGTTGATGAATATGGTTTTGTTCTCGTCTATCAACTGTTAATCCACCTAATGCCGATCTTGTTTTCTCTGCATTTATTGATGCAGAAAATTGTCCCTCTTCTTCTGCTCTATGAGATAATTCAGATAATCTTTTTAACTGACCAATCAATGTCACTCCATATTTTCTTTCTCTTTCATCTCGAAGTTCTTTTACATGTTCAGTAACTAAAGGAAAATCTTTTCCATTTAATAATTTAGATGCATGAAATTTTGCACTATCCTCTGCGTAACCACTTTTAATTGCACATTGTTTTGCAGAATAAATACCTTCGACATAGTGTTTAGCAAACTCTCTTTGTCTAGGTGTTAGTTTTGATTTATTAGCCATATGGCTATTATAGGGATTTTCACAACCAAATCAATTTGGAAAAAACAAAATCTCGTGTGCGTTTTGGTAGTGATTTGAAAGTGTGTAAATGTGTATAAAGTGTGTAAATTATTTGAAGGTGGATAAAGGTTTTAGAACTGTTTACACACTTACACACTTACACGCCTATTTTCTCAAAAACTTTTTCAAATTTATTTTCGTTGTGAAAAACCCTATATAAGTAAAATAATTGTCATTAATTGCAATTAAATGTTTTTTTATTTTAATTTATGTGTTAGGCTCTTCTTAGGTTAAAAAATTATGGAGGATCAAAGTGAACATTTATTTAACTAAAAAAGATCAAGAAGTTTTAAAGGCAATTTTAAGACAAGAACAAACTTCTCAAACATCTACATGGGAAGTTAATGGCGAAAGAAATTTTGTTGATGTCGATATTCTATTACAGAAGTTAACTACTAATTGGTTTAATTCGAAAGGAAATAAATAATGTACGTTTTATTTTGTTACGGAGTTTATGGATATTATGAGACTTATAATGAGGCTCTTTCCATGAAAAAAATCCTAGAGAAAAAAGGATACAAAGATGTTCTATCAATTGAAAAAATGGAGAACTATCAAGATGCAGAAAAAATATATGCAAAGGGAGATGTGTAAAATGAAAAAAATAACTAGAACAACAATTAAAAGTTTTATCAAAAAGAATTTCGATGATCTTTATATTTCTACAAGATCAAGATTTAATGGGATGATTGATTGTGTAGATAGATGTCATGATCAATCTTTTTATAAAGTTGAAAAAGATGAAAGAGAAAGATTTCATGATAGTTCATTAGGAATTAAGAATGCTTATTTTGTTGGAAGTAGTAGAGATTATTTTCAACTATATGATCAAAATGGTTTTAAGGGTTATGAAATTTATAACTGTGTTGGTTCTTTTATCTTAGCAACTAAGGAGGGTTAAATGGACAGTTATAAATCATTAACAAAATTATATAATAGATGGTTGTTAAGAAATAAATATAACCCTCTAATTAGTGCAGACGATCTCCTCTATGATCATCATGGAGGGGAGATAACTTTAACAAACATTCAAGAAAAATGGATTAGAAAATTCATAAATGTTTGGGAAAAAGCAGAAGAACATGAATTTGAAAAAAGTAAAACTGATCAAGATAAGATTGGAGAATTGTGGAATGAATATCTTTACAAAGACAAGAGATCATTCAACGAATATTTTTCCGAGGAGTTTGGTTTTACTCCAAACGAAGACATTACCTACAAGCAATTAAGATTATTGTGTGTAATGTTTTTTCATAACAAAAATGTCAAAGGTAATTTGTGGGAGGAAGTATAATGATCAATGGTCAATTGACAATGCTCAAGGATAGTGGGGCGACTTTACAATATGAATGTGAAGAATGTGTTGGACATGGAAACATACCAATTAGTTGTGATGAAGTAATTACATGTCAATCATGTGGAGGTCGAGGATGGACTGAGAATTTATCCTCGATACCTCAAGATTTATTAATCAGAGTTGGGAGGAAATAATGGCTAAATTTAAAAAAGTAAAATCAATTATTGATAAGAGAACTAAAATGGTAATGGAGATTGATTATCTTTTTGGAAGAGTTAATGAAATTTTTGAACTCTATGACGAGGGAGAAATGAATGAGATTAAAGCACACAAACTTTTTAGAGAGTGTTGTGAGAATTTTTTAGGAGGAAAAAATGGAAGAGATTAAACCAAGTGTAATTCCTTTAGCAAAAGCATTGGAAGAATTTATTCATCACAATTTAGATGTCATTACAGATAGTGAATGGTTTCAAGAAAAAGTTGCAATAACATTGAAACAACATTTCGCAGATGAAGAAGTAAAAGAGACATTGAAACAATTAGGATTGGAGGAATAAAATGATAGGAATTTTAAATATACCTTATGTAATTGACGAGGCACATGGTTGGGCAATCGTAACAAGAGTTGATCTTCGTAAAGCCAGATTACATCCAGATGATTTTCCAAATGCATACAGAACAAAGAATGAAGAATTGTTTGCACTTGAGGAAGATTGTGAGATGCCCAAGTTACTTAACAAGTTAAATGATAATGGAGTTATCTTTCAGTTGAATGAAAAAAGAATTGCATATGATGATAAAGATAACCCTAGGAATTGGAAATAACTTCCAGGCCTTTAACATGTTAACTAAATAATAGTTGCAATAAATTGTAAAATAATATCTAATCATAATGAACTTAATGGAGGTAATTTAAAATGAGCAGATTAAAAGATTTAGTTGTTAATGTAGAAAGCCATTTAGGTTTTCTACTCAATGACGAGGGATTGACGAATGACCAAGCATTGACAGTAATCGAGCAAGAAGAGTTCGTGGTCGGTGGTCAATCGTTCAAAGGCACATTCATTCGTCAATGTGCAGAGCAGATCATTAACGAATGGACAGTTGATGATTTATATTACCAACCTTTTCTAAAACTTATCGGAGGAAATAAAAATGCAGATAAATAAAATAGAAGTAAAAAATATTAGTCACTATGCAAGAGGTTCAGAAGAGACACCATGTTATAATGCAACAGTATATATCAATGGTAAGAAATCGATTGAGGTATCGAATGATGGTCATGGTGGTTGTGATAGACAAGACACCTATCCTAACATTGAAGAACGAGGATTAGTGCAACAAGCAGATGAATGGTGCATTAAAACTTATGGCAAAAAAACTCATAAGTATATGAGTAATGGAAAAGAAAAATCTTTTGAAATTGAAATGGATTTAGAACATTTTTGTCATGATGCTTTATATGATTGGCTTGACAAAAAAACTCTCAAAAAAGATTTAACTACTAAGTTTTTATGCCAAGAAGATAAGGAACTTTTTGCCTACAAAAAACCTAAACATGCAGACGAAGATGAGTTTAGATCAGTTTTAAATCACAGACATCCGAAAGCGAAATGTTTAAATTTTATGCCTTTTGAAGATGCTCTTAAATTATATAGGGAGTATGCATAATGAATGATTGTAAATTTATAGAGTTAGATAAATCTCTTCCCCAATTAATAGAAAAAGTTCTTGAATATGAAATTGATTGGGAAAGTGATGAAGACAGAAATCGATACTATGAGTTTAGAAATAGGGTCGAGGGTTTAATGGATAAATATTACCAAGGAGGAAGTTAATGGGTAGAAAATCTAAATGGGAATTGGAGCAAGATAAAATAATGGCGATAAGAAAAAAAGGTATTAAGGGTCTAACAGAGACACAACTTCTTGCCATTAAAAAATCTCATGATGCTTTATATCTTGTAACCGAAAACATCAAAGATATGGAAGACCTTTATCTGTCTGACATAAGAGACATGAGTGAGGCAATGTGGAAACTTAAACATGAATTTAATTTGGGAGAAAAATAATGGGTAGATATTATCATGGAGATATTGAGGGCAAGTTTTGGTTTGGAGTTCAATCAAGTACTGATGCCGAGTATTTTGGAGTAGAGGGAAATGCAAATTTCCTTCACTACTACTTCGATGAAGATAATAAAAAGGATGTTCATAAGGGTATGCTTGAATGCGATAGGACTTTGGGCAAGTATAGAAAACTCTTGGATGAATTCTTTGATACTCGTGAGAGTTATAATAATCAAAAACTCCAAGACTTTTTAGATGAAAAAGAACATCCTCATAAACATACCGAGGAGGGAGTTAGATATTATCTAGAGTGGTATGCAAGATTACATCTTGGGAAAAAGATTTATGATTGTATTATTGAAAATAAATCATGCAGTTTTGAGGCAGAGTTATGAGTAGAAGAGGAGATAAAACTAATCAAAGAATAAGAGGTTCTCTTCTTGATGTATTTCTTGAAATTAAAAAAGTAAATAAAAAGAAGACAAGAGAAGAGTTAGGAGAGGATGAAAGATTTGAAGATCATCCTCATGCAGATAGAGATAAGGACATTGGTAGGGTAAAAAAGAAACCTACTTCAATGACCTACGTCATGAGAAAAGGAGGTTTACATGATTAATCATCTTGATTTGTGTAGTGGTATTGGTGGGTTTTCCCTTGGATTTAAATGGGCAAAGCTTTCCAAAACCATAGCATTCTGTGACTTTGACAAACCATGTCAAAAAGTCTTAGCAAAAAATTTTCCAAATGTACCAATATTTAACGATGTAAAGGAGTTAGCAAGTGATCCAAAAAAATTTATTCAACAACCCATCGGAATCCTTAGTGGAGGATATCCATGTCAACCCTTCAGTACAAGTGGCAAAAGGCTCGGCACGGAAGACCCTAGACACATCTTTCCGTACATCCATGAAATTGTTAAACAAGTTAGACCCTCTTATTGCGTTTTCGAAAACGTTTATGGGCATGTCTCCATGGGACTTGACGAGGCATTGTTTACAATGGAAAACCTTAACTACCAAACGAGGACATTTGTTGTTTCGGCTTCAAGTATCGGAGCAAGGCACAAACGAGATCGAGTCTGGATCATCTGTAAAAACTTGGGCGACTCCTACTACCATGGATTATCTTCCTCCAAGATCGGAGGAGGGGACAAAGAGACTCCAAGAGGGTGCGAGGAAAGGTCGGAAGAGACCAAGCAATTTGAGGGAGCAAGTCGATCCCAAAACAATGGAGATGTATCCAACTCCGACAACCAAGGGATTCGGACATGCATCGGAGGGACAGACAATGATCTTCAGAAAGAAAGTGGAGAGGGGAGAATTGTCGGAGGACGAGGCACGATCTATGATGAATGGGGTAACTTTAAGACCACCGAGGATGGAAGAGTGGAAGTTTCCGACTCCGAACAGTGGACTAAAGAAACATTCATACAATGGCAACAATCAGTATTACGAAAAGCGATTGAGGGATGGGAGACAGATAGATCTGACTCACAAGATATATCAAACGGAAGGAGATGCGAGGCTCAATTGCGATTGGACAGAGTGGCTAATGGGGTATCCTATTGGATGGACGAGCCTAGAGGAGTCCCAAGAATCACAGTCGAACAACAAAACAGAGCAAACAGACTGAAGATGTTGGGGAATGCAATAGTTCCTCAACATGCATATCATATTGGATTAGCAATTAAGGAGGATATAAAGAATGAAAAGAGATGAACTTAAATTAATTTATAAACTCATGGATGATTATGCAGATATTGTTTTTAATGATGTTCATGATCATAACAAACAAACAACTATAGATTTAGTATATGCATTAAAAATATTGAAGAGGGATATTGGAGATGAATGGAAAAAAATATAATACTCAATTTATCAATTATAGTGAGGCAAGTCCTCACTATATTGAAATATTTGTTAATTTAAAAAGAACTGTTAGAATTAAAGCAACTACAGAAAAACAAGCTATAGAAAGAGCATTAAAAAAAGAAGAAAGAAAAACATGGGATAAGCTTGGTTACGAATATGTAGATTGTGATTATAATATAGGTAATGAAAAAGACTACAAATCTTATAGAGAGTAGGAGTAAATCATGTTAGAATCCATCCAGGAAAATAATATTGAATTAAAGGATGCAGTTAGTAAAGTTGCAAGGGTTATTGAAGACACTTGCATAGAGTACGAACAAAAGGGGCATCCTTATTATTCTAAATATTTAAGAGAAGCTTTTCAGAAAATAATTAAAGGAGTTGAATATGGATAGTAATGAATGGAAACAAAAATACGGTCATGATTGGCAAGACGCAAGAGACAATCGTTTAGATAATTCTAAACTTTATCAAGAAATAAAAACACATTGTATGCCTCGGTGTCCTAGATGCCAAGGAGCATTACAAACAGTAAATATACATGGTCATGAGCAATGTGTTCTCTGTCATACAATTGTTGAAGATTGTTGCCAAGGCTCTCAATTAAAATGAGTGATAATATTATAAACTTTGATTCGATACGCAAGACGAAAGACCCTATAAAAAAGGTCTGTGATCTTGCGTCAAAAGAATTTAAAGAGTTGATTATCATTGGAGAAGATAAAGAAGGCGAATTAAAGATGATAACGACTTTAGAGAATTATGCAGACATAAGTTACATAATTGATATAATTAAATTAGGAATAATAACCAAAGGGGCAGATGATAATGGGGAGAAATAAATCTGAGACTTATATACAAGTAAGTTTAGATTCAGTTATATCTTATATTAGGGGAGATATGAACTTGAAAGAGGCAACAGAGAGACTTGAACAACTCGGACACGATAAAAAAAGTGCGATTAGAGTTCTCCGAAACACTGATAGAAATAACGTCTTCAGTTTTCAAACAAAATCCAGACTTGGCGATGATTCAAGCGAGGAGGATGTGGGAGATAAGCAAACCGATTGAAACGATTAGTCTTATGTGTGGGATAGAAATACCCGTACTAAGGATGTTAGCCGTTGGTTTGGAATGGAAGAGGGTCAAGAAAGAATGGTGGGAGATTAAATGGTTTGGACCTTATTTAACACCAGAAGAAATGAAAGAGTTTGATGAGGATTGGAGCGATCAAAATTTAAAAATAGTTCCAGACGATAATGAGGGGAGATATAAAAATAAATACACAATTAAAGATTCGGCTGCCTCGACTTTATCTTGGATAGATTGATGAGCAAAAGTCAAAGTAGAAAGGTCAGTCAAACGCAACACAAAAGAAACAGAAGAAAATATTTCAACGAGAAAAAAACAAGTCTCGGTTGTCAGTTTATTCTTTTGAATTTGTTTGGGTATAAAGTTAGATGTGGATATGACGATAATCCACTTTATTTAGAATGGCATCATCCCAGGCCCAAAGAAAAATTTATTTGCAACAATGGTAAAAGAATATCAGTTGCAGAAATGATATCAAGAGGAATGAGCAAGGATGTAATTGAAGAAGAAATAAAAAAATGTGTTGTTTTATGTAGAAGACATCACGCAGAAGTTGAGATGAAAGGGAGGAAAGATGAAATTTAAATATAAGACAGTGCCATATCAACATCAAAAAGATGCTTTGATGCTTAGTTTTAATAAACCAAACTACGCATACTTCATGGAGATGGGATGTGGTAAGTCTAAAGTTCTGCTCGACAATATGGCATGGCTTAGACTTCAAAAACAAATAGACTCTGCAATTATAGTGGCTCCCAAGGGAGTCTATAGAAATTGGGAATTGACAGAGATTCCGAAACATTTTTTGGATGAAGTTGAACACGAGGTTTTTACCTGGAGAGCTAACCCAACAAAAAATCAAAAGGATGATTTAGTTCGTGCAACAAAAGACAGATCAAAGTTTAGAATACTTTTAATCAATGTCGAAGGTTTTGCTACACCAAAAGTCAAAAGATACACTGATGCTTTTATAAAAAACTCAAACTTTTTATTAGCAGTAGATGAATCAACAACAATAAAGAATCATCAAGCTAAAAGAACAAAGGCATTAATCAATCTTGGTAAACAAGCAAGTTACAAAAGAATATTGACGGGATCTCCCGTTACAAGATCTCCAATGGATTTGTTTTCTCAATGTTTATTTATGGATCAAAACTTATTAGGCTTTGATTCTTTTTGGTCTTTTCAAGGACGATATGCAGTAACTAGAAGACAAAAGATGGGTGCCCATTCTTTTAATCAAGTCATTGGTTATCGAAACCTGGAAGAACTAGCAGAAAGAATAAAAACTTTTTCGTTTAGAGTTACAAAAGAAAATGTTTTAAAAGATGTGCCACCAAAAATATACACAACTAGACAAGTAAGTTTATCAACAGAACAAATGCAACACTATCAGTCCATGAAGAAACATGCATTGACAGTGGTCAATGATGAGTTGGTAAGTGCTACTGAAGTCATGACACAATTGATAAAGCTGCAACAGTTACTTTGTGGTTTTATTGTAACCAATGATGGTAAAACTATTGAAGTTAAAAACAATAGAATGAATTCTATGTTGGATGCTATTGAAGAGATGAGTGGCAAGGTTATAATTTGGGCAAGATTTAGGCACGATATTATTTCAATAACAAATACATTAAGAAAAAAATATGGACATGTATCTACTGTAAATTATTTCGGAGACACATCTGAAACAGACAGACAACATGCAATAATAGGAATTGAGAACGATCCTAAAGTAAGATTTTTTGTTGCTAATCCTCAAACGGGAGGCAGAGGTTTGACTTTGATCAAGGCAACAAATGTAATCTATTATTCTAATGATTTTGATTTAGAAAAACGGATTCAATCTGAAGATCGTAATCATAGGTCGGGTCAGAAGAATCAAGTTGTTTATGTTGATTTGATAGTTAAAGGCACGATTGACGAGTATATCGTTAAGGTTTTACAAAATAAAATTGTATTAGCAGGTAAATCTTTGAATGAAGAAGCAAAGAAATGGTTACAAGTTTCTCCAAAAAAAGATAATTAATTGCTGAAAATTAAAACAAAATGATATATATAATAAGTGTGAGCAATAAATAACAAGGAGTTTAGGGTGCAAAAATACAGAACAGTGGCTATCCCATTAGAGATTTTTGAAGATCTAAAAAAGATAGCCGATCAAGAAGGAAGATCATACGCAAGACAAATTAGTTGGATGATTAAAAATTATTTTGAAAAAAGTATTGACAATTAATTGCAAATGATTATCTTAAAAATATCCTTAAAAATTGGATATTGAAAAAAATATTCTCGGCAGTTTGTCACGGAGCTGCCGAGAGTAAAAAAACCGAAGGGTATAACTTTAACAAAGGAGGTTCAATTATGAACGAGTTATTTGAAACGATGGTTGCAGATGCGAGTGCGTTTGATAATGTTAACGCAAAAAAGGGGAGTGAATTATCCTCTCTAATTCGTCACAGTCAACAACTTTCAAATCAAATCAAAGAAGCCGAGCAACATCTTAAAGATCTCAAGGCAACGAGGCATAAGACTGATACGGAATCTATTCCTGCACTAATGCAAGAAATGGGAATGGATTCTATTACTGTAGAAGGTAATAAAGTTCAGTTAAAACCTTTTGTACATGCGAGTATACCTCAAGATCGAAAAGGTGAAGCATTTGATTGGTTAAGATCAATAGGCGAGAGTGACATTATTAAGAACGATGTCACTGTTAGTTTTAGCATGGGAGAAGACAACATTGCTAAATCTGTTATTGCCGATCTCGAAGAGAAAGGTGTGAATCCAAGTTCAAAGACACACATACATCCAATGACTTTGAAATCTTGGTTATCTGATCGCATCAAAGAAGGTAAAGACGTAGACCTTGAAATGTTTGGTGCGTATGTTGGTACAACTGCTACAATTAGAAAGGGTTAATACATTGAAAACACAAGTAGTAGAGAAAAAAGAAGCAGGTCTACCTGCTAGTTTGATAAGTGAAATGGCAACCGATTCTGGCTTGGGACTATCTAACGTCACGGCAGATGATATGCAGATTCCTTTTTTAAGGATTCTACAAGCATTATCTCCACAGTTAGTTAAAACTAATTCGGGTTATATAAAAGGTGCAGAACAAGGCGACATCTTCAATACTGTTACTCATCAAGTATGGAAAGCAGAAGAAGGTATTACTGTTGTACCTTGCTATTTTGAACAAAAATTACTTGAGTTCGTACCAAGATCTCAAGGTGGTGGTTTCGTACAAGAGTTATCAAAGGATCATCCAGATGTTTTAAATGTCAAGAGAGACAAAGAAACTAATATGGATATGTTACCTAGTGGTAATGAACTTGTAAGAACGGGTCAACATTATGTTAAGGTCTTAAATGAAGAACTTGGCATGTTAGAACCTGCTATCATCGACATGAAGAAGACACAAATCAGACGTTCAAAGATTTGGGTTACACAAATGTCAATGCAAACTATTAAGTTAGCAGATGGCAAATCAAAACCTGCTCCTATGTTCGCTAACAAATGGATACTTAAAACAGTAGCCGATGGTAACGACAAAGGATCTTGGTATTCCTGGCAGATAGAAAAGGTCGGGATGGTAGATACTCTTGACGTTTATAATGAATGTAAAGAGTTTCATAACAGTGTTGCAAGTGGAGAAATCAAAGGAACGGCAGTAGCCGATGAGATTGATCAAGCTCCAACTGTTAACGCAGATGAAGTGCCATTCTAACTTTTAAAAGTTTCGGGTAGAAGTTCCTCCAAAATCATTTTTCTTCTACCCGAAAACCATCTGTGAGGAATAATTAATGGACAATGGTCAAAGGTTTATGGATGCTTTTGAGGGATTCTCGGAAGCACACGGAGAGACAAAGATTTCCCAGGAAAGACGACAAGGGAAACAAGCAGCTAATTCATATATAAAAAGAACTCCTTTAACAATGGAACTTATCAACGGTCATCTTAACGGTGGACTTGGTGTAGGATCTATTCCAATAAATGAAAACAACATGTGTAAGTTCGGTGCATTAGACATTGATACATATCCTATTGATCATGTTGCATTAGACAAAAAATTATTGAAATTAAAAATACCTTGTATTGTATGCAGAAGTAAATCTGGTGGGGCACATATTTTTTTCTTTTTATCTGATTGGATGAGTGCAGGAGAATTTAGAGATAAAGCATCAGAGATTGCATCTGTAATTGGTTTTGGTAACTGTGAGATTTTTCCAAAGCAAGAGCAAATATTAGTAGAAAGAGGAGATGTAGGTAACTTCATAAACTTACCTTATCATAATCAAGAACAAACCATGAGGTATGCTTTCAAAGAAGATGGAGAGATGGCTACCTTCGAAGAATTTTTAGATTTAGTAGATAAAAGAAAAGTCAAACCAAATGATTTTTTTAAACTTCAAGTAGGAACAAAAAAGACAGAACCTTTTCCAGAGAGTCCACCTTGTTTAAATGTCATGGCATTAAACGGCATTGGAGAGGGGGCAAGGAACATGTCTTTGTTTAACTATGGTGCAATGTTTAAGAAGATGGATCCCGATAATTGGAAGGCGCTGCTAGAAAAATTTAATATTGATTATTGTTCTAGTCCATTATCTGCACAAGAAATAGTTCATATACAAAGTCAGTTAGATAAGAAAGAATATTTTTATACATGCAATCAAGAACCTCTTAAATCACATTGCAACAAGGCTTTATGCAAACGAAGAAAGTATGGCATTGGTGCAAATGTAGATGCAGTAGAGATAACAGGTATATCTATTGTTAAATCAGAACCAAGAGTATTCTTTGCAGACTTGGATGGTAGACGATTAGAGTTAACAAGTTTTGATTTACAATCACAATCTAAGTTTCAAATAGCATGTCTTGAGCAACAAAATTTTATGCCACCAAAGGTAAAAGAGGGCGATTGGCAGTTGTTAATTAACGGATTGTTAGCAGAGGCTAATGAAATAGAAGTGCCAGAAGAATTAACTTACAAAGGACATTTTAATCAACTGCTTGAGTCTTTCTGTTATGGACGAGTACAAGCACAATCCGCAGAAGAACTTCTTATTGGTAAACCATGGATTATGGAGGGATTAGTCTATTTTAAAATAGACTCATTTATAGAATTTTTAAGGCAAAAAGGTTTTACACATTATTCTAAGGGTCAGATTCAAGAGAGAATTAAAGAAATAAACAATGGAGATAAGTGTAGTGAGGGAAAATCTTTTAAAACAACTGATGGAAAATGGAAAACTATTCGTGTCTGGTGGGTTCCTGAAGTAAAAGAAGATGTTGAAATACCTAAAGTAGAATTTGAAGAGGAGGTGCCGTTCTAATGAAAAAAGATAAAATAGAATTATTTAAAGAATTTTCAGAGTTTGTAAGACATGAAAAAGCTTTAGAATTATTTATCAAAACGATTGATTTTTTAGAAGAATATGAACAAGACAGTGTAGAATTTGTAAGAGAACAAAGAAAGGCTCCTTATTCTCTTACCAAAGAAGAGAGAGCAGATTTAGTTCATAAACAAGAATTGGCACGAAGTTTTAAGATAGTTAAGGATTATCTTATACAAAGACGAGAGTCTTTCATAGAAATGTTTTTTAAAGAGTATAAATAATGGAAGTATTAATAGCTTTTTGCATCATCATAATAGAAGAATCAAGATACAAGGGAGGCAAATCAATTTGTAATTTTTGGAACCCTGGTGTTGTTTTTAAAACTTATGAAGAATGTGTGAAGGATAAAAAATTAATCGAAGACTATGTAGTGGAGGAGGCTTGGAGGATTCATCCAAAGGCAGTCAAAATATACGCAAAAGGAGTATGTGCTAATGAAAAACTTACAACAAAGAATCCCACAACAAGAAATAAAGGAAGAAGTCCTCAAAGAAAATGAGATTGCTATATATGGACCACCTGGCACGGGGAAAACAACTAAACTTTTAAATATTATAGAAGAAGCTATTGCAGATGGAGTTAATCCAGAAAGAATAGCTTTTTTATCCTTTACAAGAAAAGCTGCACAAGAAGCTATAGACAGAGCATCTTTGAAATTTAATTTAGATCAAAAGCATTTTCCACACTTTAGAACATTACATTCACTTGCATTTCGCTGGGTAGGGATGAGGTCAGAAGATGTTATGAAACCTGCCGACATGAGATTCTTAGCTAAAAAATTAGGAATTGTTTTTAGAAAAGAAGAGAAAATAAATATTGAAGATGGAGATATGTATACAGTCGGATCTAGTGATGGCGATAAATATTTTCATATTATGAATATAGCTAGACTTAAACAAACAGATTATATGTATGAGTTTGATAAGTTTGGAGACATAAGTTTGTTCAGAGCTTATATGCCTCGTATTGTACAAGCATACAAAGATTACAAAAAAGCAAATCTTAAAGTTGATTTTACAGACATGTTACTTCAATTTTTAGAACAAGGAACAGGTCCCGATTTAGATTTGTTAATTGTAGATGAGGCACAAGACTTAGTTCCAATACAATGGAGAATGGTCAAGAAATGTTTGTTACCTAATTCCAAAAAAGCATACTATGCTGGGGATGATGATCAATGCATCTTTAATTGGACAGGCGCAAACGTACATAATTTTTTAAACTGTGCCAAAGAATCCATAGTATTAAATCAATCTTACAGAGTTCCTTATTCTATTTGGTCTCTTGCAAGAGGAATAATAAATAAAGTTGAGACAAGAAAAAAAAAGGAATACAAACCAAAAGATGAAGATGGTTCTGTTTCTTATTATTTTGATGTTATGGATATAAATTTTAATGAAGGGGAGTGGTATGTATTGGCAAGAACAAACAGAATACTTTCGATAGTTTCTGAAAAGTTACAAAACGAAGGATACTTATTCTGGAGAGAAGGTTCTGGTTGGTCTGTATCTGAAGATATTATTAACAGTATAGAGGTGTGGTTACAATTATGCAAAGATCAAAGTCTAAAAGTAAAACAGTGGGTAGAATTTTCGAAGAAAACAAAAAAAGGTATCATTGGTCATGGTGGAAAAAGAAAAATAGAATCGTTGGATTCGGAAAGGACGTACACTTTAGAGGATTTATTAAAAAGCGAGATAGGACATCTTTTAAATTTAAAAAAGGAAATGATGTGGTACGATGTAATTCAAATGACAGATCAACAACGAATATATATTACCTCGGCACGGAGAAGGGGAGAGTTTATTCTAACTAAAAAACCAAGGATTCGCATATCAACAATCCATAAAGCAAAAGGTGGAGAAGCTGACAATGTGGCATTAATGCTTGACTGCCCTAAGATAATAAAGGAAAAAGGGGACGCGGATAGTGAACATAGAGTCTTCTATGTGGGTGCAACTCGTGCAAGAAAATCATTACATATAGTAGAAAGAAGAGATGTGAATGGATATCAAATATGAAAAAAGATAGAGAGTTTTTTTTAAAAGAGGCAGAGAAACTGATCAATGGACAGAGAGCCAAGGAGTATGGACCTGCAAAAAAGAATCATCAACGTATAGCCGATATATGGACTATACTGTTAGATAAAAAATTAAATGGTGCAATCACTCCAGAGGAAGTTGTGGCTTGTATGATCGGTGTTAAAGTTGCTCGTCTTGCAGAAGATATTTCAAAAGACGATTCTTGGACAGACGTTATAGGTTATGCTGCACTCGGCGGAGAAATAATAAATGACAAATCCTGATCAATATCACTTTTTAGATCAAGACATAAAAGATATGTCCTGGGGGAACATAGACTTTGATTGGTCTCCTCCAAGTGATTTCCCAGACTTAACTAAATCGACAAGAATAGCTGTTGACTTAGAAACTAGAGATCCAAACTTAATAAAATTAGGGCCTGGATGGTGTAGAAAAGATGGATACATTATTGGTATAGCCGTGGCAGCGGGAGATTTTAAAGGATATTTTCCTATAAGACACTCGGCTGGAAACATAGATTCAAAAATGGTTTTTAAATGGTTTAAAAAACAAATGGATACTCCACATATACCAAAAGTTTTTCACAACTCTTTGTATGATCTTGGTTGGTTACGAGCAGAGGGAATTGAAGTTAAGGGTCAGATATTAGATACAATGATTATGGCTCCTCTTATCAATGAGAATAGAAGATATTATAATTTAAATAGTTTGGTATCAGATTACTTACAAGAATATAAAAGTGAAAAAACATTAAGACATGCTGCGAGTGAGTTTGGTGTAGATCCAAAAGCAGAGATGTACAAATTACCTGCAAAATATGTAGGGGCATATGCAGAACAAGATGCAGCAGTCACTTTGAGATTGTATGATCATCTACTTCCTATATTAGAAAGAGAAGAATGTACAAGCATCTTTGAGTTAGAGTCTTCTTTGATTCCAGTGATGTTAGATATGAAAGCAAATGGTGTAAGAGTTGATTTAGATCAAGCAGAGCAAGTCAAAAAACAAATGGCATCTCAAGAAAAGAAATTACTTGATGAGATAGTCAAAACTACTGGTGTTGTGGTTGAACCTTGGGTCAGCACATCTATAGCAAAGGTCTTTGACTTTTTTGGACTTGAGTATTCTCGCACAGAAAAGAGCAGGTCTCCCTCTTTCACAAAACAATTTCTTTCTCATCATCCTCATCCCGTTGCAAAAAAGATTGTAAAGATTAGAGAACTTAATAAAGCGAATACTACGTTTGTTGAAACTATTCTTAATCATGCTCATAATGGTCGTATACATTGTGATTTTCATCCCCTTCGTACCGATGATGGTGGTACAGTTACTGGACGCTTTAGTTCAAGCAATCCTAATTTACAACAAATACCATCTAGAGATTTAGGAATCAAGAAAGCAATTAGAGGATTGTTTGTCCCAGAAGAGGGATGTAAGTGGGGATCATTTGATTA